TATACTTTATAAGGGAGGGGGTTACAAATAATTCTCTCCCTTTATTCATATTTGATAAATTACATGTATATTTGCTATGCAGAGGCTCCCCAAAGTATGTGGTTTTAATCGCTTTTCCTTAGTATTGTTACTGGTTTGTTACCCATAAATAAAGACCTGTACCATATAGCATTATATATCAAACAATTACAAATATAACCACATATTTTGCATCGGAAAATAGTTTGCGATTTGGCCTGAAATCAAAAACGCACATCAGTAGCCGCCGAACTCACGCTAATAGCATATATTATAATAAAGTGTGAATTTCAGCGCAATTAAAAAAGTTGTTGCGAGTGTGCGAATATATGCCGATAATATGCTATATTTGCGTTGCGTTTCTGTTGCGCGTAAATACACGCGCAACACGCGCAACAAACCAAGCAACGCAATGAAGAATGAAGAAAGTCAATAAAGAACCGGTCTATCTCCGGCAACGCAAGAGAGCCAACGGACTCATCGCTCTATATCTTGACATCTGCCGAGACGGTCGGCGTGTCAATGAATACCTGAAACTATATCTCGTGCCGGAACGCACGAAAGAGGACAGAGAGAAGAACCGTCAGACGCTGCAACTTGCTCAGTCAATCAAAGCGCAGCGCATCGTGGAAATTCAGAATGGCGAGTTTGGATTCAAAGACGCATTTGCAGAAGAAACAAGATTCTTTGATTACTACAAAGCATTAGTCGAAAAGCGGCGCGGTGTTGAATCTCTCGGAAACTGGGGCAACTGGAATTGCTGTCTGAACATCTTGAGCGGTACGAACGCCGGAAAGACATCACGTTTGCAGACATCACCCCTAAATGGGTGCAGGGCTTCCGTGACTATCTCGAAAAAGAAGCATACGCCTATGGGTGCGACTTCCGAAAGCGTGGTGAGTTGAAACCGTTAGCTCAGAACTCCCGGCAATCATACTTTAACAAACTCCGCGCTTGTCTGAATCAAGCATACGAAGACCGCATCATCGCCCACAACCCTATGCGCGGAATTGAGGGCTTTTCGGGCGAAGAAAGCACGCGAATGTATCTGACTATCGAAGAAGTCAAAAAAGCCGCTCAAACGGATTGTGACAGCGACCTAATCAAACGGGCTTTTCTATTCTCGTGCCTGACAGGATTGCGCCGGTGCGATGTTATCAAACTGACTTGGGGCGAAGTCTCGCAGCAGGGAGAGTTCACACGTATCATCTTCCGGCAGAAAAAGACAAAGGGGCAAGAATACCTCGACATATCACAACAAGCGGCCGAGATGTTAGGCACACGCGGCAAATCATCAGAGTTGGTCTTTAAGGGCATACCGCACACAAGCACCGTAAACGGCATTTTGAAGATTTGGATGCAGCGTGCCGGCATCGACAAGGCTATTACATTCCATTGCGCCCGGCATACATTCGCAGTAATGATGCTCGACCTCGGCACCGACATCTATACCGTCAGCAAATTACTCGGACATCGGGAGCTTGCGACAACGCAGATTTACGCGAAAGTGCTTGATAAAAACAAGCAAGCGGCCGTGTCTCGAATCCCCGACATATTCGACAAATAAGTTATTCGGAGATTCCGAACGACTGAATACAGACAGCCGAACATATCGTTGAAAGCAACGGAATGTTCGGCTATCTTGTATTATATAATTTCAGGGAATTATTGTATATAATTCAAGTCTGAAATTGTAATTTTCAAATCATTCAGCAAACATCGAGCCTACGCCGGTCAAGAGCCAACGAGAAGACACTCCGCAATCACGAATGAGCGGCACTGCCCACCCTATCTCAAAGAATCCTCGTGTACGGTCTTTGCGTTGTGTGTAGAAGTGAGGTTTATCAATTCCGTGCGCATCGCAATAAGCCGTCAGTGTCTTTATCAATTTAGCTTGCTTGCAAGCATCAACAGCCGTAAAGAATCGCTCCATTACGGCTAACGTGTCGGGGTTATAGTTGCGCGTCTTACTCATTACTCGTCCGCTGAAGATTCGTTTTTCGTGTCAATGTAGAGAGACACCTTGCGAGCCACCCAGGAGAGCGCGGCAAAGAACAGAGAAGACGGCACCGCTCCAAGCATCACCGGCCCAGCATCACGCATCTCTCCATTGTTGAGAGATAGAAAGAAAATCAGCATACCGATAGCGGCCACGAGGAACAGCCACGAAAGGACGAGAAGAACGATATTATAGAACTTATCCATATTGTTATCTTTTAGCGATTATTTCATCTTGAAGCCACTTTGTAGTATCATAGAGATATTCAAGGTCAGGAGTAGGCTTATTCACGAGCTGCCGACCAATCTCAAAGAGCAGCACATCGGCCTTGTCTTCGACTCCGGCTTCATCATTCATCACTGATTTCATCAAGTCAATCAGAAAGAACGGAAGACGTTCTGCGGTGTTGTCTTTATCCATTGCGAGATTGCTTTTCAAGTTTGATTTTCACTTTGCCGAGCCGAGCGGTCAATTTTTCGCGCTCCCGATCATCAAGTTTGAAAGACAAAAGGCTCGTGATATAATCTGACTCTTCGGCGTATCTTTTCAGTTTGTCAAGCAGCACGAAGATTCGGTTGTATGAATGATGAAAAGCGTGAAGCATATCATTTTCAGCCGCAAGGCCGAGCGCGATTGATTGGGCGTACTCTTTTACTGCCTCATCAATATCGCCGTCTTCCTCGCACTGCATACCGGCCACCCGATGCTTTGAAATAGATTTGTATTCTGTATCCCTCTTCTCATCTTTTTCTCTTGCTGCATTGACAATATCTTCGAGATTGTCAGGAACATCAATCACGGCTTCAACATCACTCAGGATTGACTTAAACTCAATCCCGGCACATTCCATCATAATGTCTTCCGGCACATAGAGTCCGTTCTTATTCTCAGGGCCACAGAACTTCTCTCGGAAGTCCTCTACTTTCATTTTCATACTGACTTCAATGTTTGGAGCAATCCCATAAATTGGTTGAATTGCTCTTTGTTCTGTTTTATTAGGTCGGTTATCTGAGCAAGCGCGGTCGTAAGCTGATTTTGCGCAGTCTCCGCTATGCTTTGCGCTTTCTCAGTCAATAGACGTTGCTTTTCAAGCTCTTTCAACCAAATCTCATTGTCACACGATGCCGCGATGTGAATGTCTCGACCGGCATTTTGCCCTGACACTTCACCGATGTTCTGATTTACCGGTGAGCCTATCGAGTTTCCATTGCCTGAGACTTCGCTGGTCTTGATATTTATTGTCTCGCTCTTTAGCATCTCCCCCTCGCCTGACAAAAGCCAAACGCGATTCAATTCGGGGTATGCAGTGAGAATATCTTCTATTTTTGTAGCACTCGGATTCTCTTTTAGATTGCGAGTATAGCCATTCGAGAAGCCACAAGTCTTCTCAAAAACAGCTCTTTTAATTCCTTTGTAGGAAATAAATACTTCTATGCGGTCTTTAATTGTCATATTTTCAATTACTTATAAAGTGGTGCGAATTTTTGTGAGAATTTTCTTCTCATTTTATTTGCCTAATTGAGAAGATTGTTCTAACTTTGCATCGCAATCACAAAAGTGAGTGCCACATTCAACGAAATTGAGTGTGCAAAGATAAAAAATAAGTGCCTAACACGCAATATAAACAGCGAAAAAATGAGCAAGTCGTACATCAAACAGCATAAGCCCAACGAATTTGTCATCAAGACAATGACTCGCAAAGGTGTGAAATACTATAAAGTAATCGACACCTACGATATGAGCCTCGCATCACTTGAAATCAGCGAGGACGCAGCGAATAAGACCGCCGCAGAGCTGAATGAGATGCGCAACAAACGACTTTCTCTAACCGCATAAAAATCAACGCAACGATGAACAAACAAGAATTTGAATCACTCGTGGGTCAGAAGACCACAGATGAAGACTTCGACCGCTTCAATGAAATCTATATGAACGCCGGAGAGGTAGATAAAGAGACTTTCTGCAATGCAGTCAAGAATCTGCACAAACTGCCGGGAACGTGGGAAGTTATTGAAGCTCTGTCGAAGACATCTACAATCCGCAATGACAAGCTCGCAAGATGCGACAAAGAACGCCGCGAAGCTGCACTGATGCTCATTCAAATATCCGCAAAATATCAAGATGAGCAAGCTCGCAAAAAAGCGATTCAGATGCTCGGAACGAACAACTATCTCCGTGAAAAAATCTCGCTCGGTCTCGATTTTGACGCTAACGATTACGAACTTGTGGTTGACTTCCTTTAATGCAAATCCGGGGCGGTCATCGCACCGCCCCACAAAACTAAAACGATATGGAAAAAGTCAAGAGAATGACATTCAAAGACCTCTATCTTCAGGAGAAAGAAAAGCCGACTCCGGCGCAGTCTTTCATTGAAGAAATCGCAGAGCTGACTAAACGCTCCGTAAACACCGTGAGGGCTTGGGTCAGTGGCAAGCAAGTCCCTGACGCACTCGCCCAGTCTCAAATCGCCGAGAAATACAACATCGACGTCTCCTATCTCTTCCCTAAATTCTGACGCTATGAAGAAAACAGCCTTACTCAACTGGAGATATTATGTAATGCTCGCGCTCTCATCAATCGGAATACTCTTCCTTTTGGCTTCTGGTGGAGACCCTGTCGAAGAAATGAGTTTTGCAAAAGAAATGTTTCTGCATTTACTCTACTTCGGAATCTCGATGCTTGCTTTCTACATACTGAAACGAGCCGTCAATTTTTGGGAATCGAAGAATCTAATCCCTGAATTTACGAAACTAACGGAGGAGGACATCTAATGGGCATAGAGGAAAGACTTGACAGAATCGAGCAGCTTGTAATTCTCGGATTCAAGAAAGCTCTGAATGTCGCTGATGTTGCTTTGCTTCTCGGCGTATCTCAGTCACGGGTGAGGCACATGGCGAACGACAACACGATTCCGAGCTACAAGACCGGCGGCAAACTCTACTTCGACAAAGAAGAAATCGAAAGTCATCTACTCTCGAACCGCCGACCCTCAAAATCAGAAATTAACAGCCTGGCCGCGACCCGACTTGCGGTCAGCCGAATAAAATAACACGCAATGAAAGAAATCATCATCAAGCAGCTCTCTCTCTTGAATTTCAAGGGTGTGCGAGACCTCACAATCGACTTCGATTCGAGGGTGACAAACATCTCCGGGCGCAACGGACTCGGAAAGACAACGATTTTCGATGCGTTCACTTGGTTGCTTTTTGGCAAAGACAGCCAAGACCGCAAAAAATTCGACCTAAAGACGCTCGACAGCTCCGGGCGCATAATCGCTCAACTGCCGCACGAAGTCTCGGCTATCATCGCCATAAACGGTGAGGAAGTGCGTCTGACACGCCGATTCTCTGAGAAGTGGGTCAAGAGAGCCGGAGAGACTGAGCTGGTGTTTACCGGCAATGAAGAAGAACGCTTTTACAATGATGTACCGTGCAGCGCGAAAGAATATGACGCGAAGATTGCCGACATCTGCAATGAGACCGTATTCAAGTTCATCACTTCGCCGGTATGCTTTTCCGCTCAGTCTGCCGCAGCACAAAAGCAGATGTTGTTCAAAATGGCCGGAAGCATCACCGACTCTGAGATTGCATCCGGAAATGAAGACTTTGAACGCTTGCTCGAACTCATCACCGGCAAGACGCTCGAAGAGTTCAAGAAAGAAATCAGCGCGAAGAAGACACGGCTCAACGGTGAGATTACCGATATTCCGGGCCGTATAGACGAGAAGAAGCGCGACCTCTCCCTGATTCCTGAACAAGATTGGGCCGCACTTGAAAAAGAGCGTGAAGCAAAGCAAAATGAACGCGCTGAAATCGTGAATCAGTTTGAGCAGTTCGCGGCCGCACAGCGCAAAGCCAACAGCCAACGACTCGCCGACATCGAAGAACTCGGCAAACTCCGCTCTAAGAAAAGTCAGCGTATCAATGAAGTTACACAAGCTGCAACTTCGGGCTACTATGCAAAGAAGCAAGAGCAAAGCAAACTTTTCTATGACGTGAATCAGATTCGCACCGAAATCGGCAATCTGAGACGCACAATAGAGACAGCCGAGCGAGAAATTGAAGCGTGTGTCGAAACACGCGAAAGACTCATCAAGGAGTATCAGAGACTCTATAAGCAGACTGCCGAGATTCAGGCCGAGCAGCTTGAATTTAACGAATCTGAATTTATCTGCCCCACCTGCAAACGTCCGCTCGACATCGCCGACATAGAAGCTCGACAAGCTGAAATGACTGAGAACTTCGAGAAGCAGCGCGGCATCAGACTTCAACGCGTGGCCGATGCTATCGAAGAAAACAAAAGACTGGGCAAAGCTAACAACTCTAAACGCTCCGAATATGAAGCACAGATTGAGCGATGCAATACCGCAATCAAAGAATCGGAAGAAAGAATTGCGAAAATCGAAGCATCGCCGGAGTATCAGAAAGTTTTGACCGAGCCGGACGCCAAACCATTACTCGCCGCTGATACCGTCATCGCAGAACTCGACAAAGAGATTCAGCAACTCGAAGCAAAGACCGCAGAGGAAGTACCTCAGGCCGACAATTCAGACCTTAAGGCGAGACACAACGCACTCAATGTTGAGATAGACGGCATCACAGCCGACCTAAGGGCAAAAGAAACGCGAATCCGTTTGCAGAACCGCATCAGCGAACTTGAAACAAAGTATCAAGCTCTCAACGAGGAAATCGCCGAGCTTGAACGTCTCGAATTTACAATTACTGAGTTCAGCAAAGCGCGAAGCGAAGCAATCGAGCGCAGAATCAATGGCCTTTTCTCTCTCGTGAAATTCCGTTGGATAGCGACCGCTATCAACGGCGCAGAAAAAGAGACGTGCGAAGCAACACTCAACGGCAAGCCCTATTCAACGTGCAGCGCAGGTGAAAAAATTCTCATCGGCCTTGACATCATCAATGCAATATCCGCATCGCAGGGCATCTTCGCTCCTATCTTCATCGACAACGCCGAATCGCTCACACGAGAGCTGCCGATGAAATCACAAATCATCAATCTTCGAGTGTCGTTTGATGACAAGCTCATCATCAAGAACGGCATTGACAAATAACTCTATTCACTAACCCTATAAACAACGCAATTATGGCAGAAAACATCAAGAGCGACTTTCACACAAGAGTTGTGGAAATCGCAAAAGAACTCTCTGACCTCGTAGAGAGCGAAAAGACAAAGGACGGCAAGCATCGTGCAATCGTGATTCTTGCATCAGAAGAAGTTGACGAGAAAACGTCGGCAAATGCTATTGGCATCGCTGGCCGCAGCAAAGAAATAATTGCTGTACTTCACGACTTCGCAACGCAACCGTCAACGGCCAAACTTTTCAAAAAAGTTGCTACCGGCATAGTATTAGAATCAATCTTAAAAGAGAACTAAAATGGCAGACAACACCAATGCAGTTGCGCAGACCGGGCAGACCGGACTCGCAAAGCTCAAAGCGATGCTCGAAGCACCGAGCGTTCAAGAGCAATTCCAAAACGCTCTCGCTGAAAACAAGAATCAGTTCATCGCGTCAATCATCGACCTCTACAACGGAGACAAGTCACTCCAAGAGTGCAAACCGGCAGCAATTCTTCAGGAATGCCTGAAAGCAGCAGTCCTCGACTTGCCTATCAACAAGGCACTCGGATTCGCGTATGTCGTAGTGTATAAGAACAAGCGCAAGGTCACAGACCCTCAGACCGGCCGCACCGAGTATGTCGTAGAACCGACACCGACATTCATACCCGGCTACAAGGGTTATATCCAGCTCGCAATGCGCACAGGTCAGTATCGCACAATCAACGCCGACCTCGTTTATGAGGGCGAACTTCGCACCGTCAATCGTCTATCCGGCGAGGTTGCTCTTGACGGCAAGAAGACATCAGACAAAGTTGTCGGTTACTTCTGTTACTTCGAGCTTCTGAATGGCTACTCAAAAACGCTTTATATGAGCGTTGAAGACATGGCCGCATACGCCAAGCGTTACGCTCCTGGCATCAAGAAAGACACGACCATTCCGCAACTCATCGCAAAAGCCAATGACGGCATCGTGTCAAAGAGTGTCGGTTGGGAGGGTAATTTCAACGATATGGCCCTGAAAACCGTAATCCGCCGTCTTATCTCGAAATACGGCTATCTCTCAATCAAAATGCAGTCAGCTATCGGACACGATGCAGATAGCGAGAACCGCGCCCTCGCAGCTCGCAATGACACTCTCCAGATCGCCAACGAATCAACACAGACCATCTCTATTGATGAAACAGAATATGAAGAGGTCGTTGACACCGAGACCGGCGAAGTAAGAACCGAAGCAAAGCAGTCCGAGTCCGCTGAAGCTCCGACACCTGATTATTAACCCGTAATCTGATACTCTGATGAAACTGATTTGTCTCGGAAGCTCATCAAAGGGCAATAGCTATATACTCAAAAGCTCGACCGAATCGCTTGTTGTCGAATGTGGACTGCCGCTCATCGAAGTTAAGAAAGCACTTGACTTCAAGATTGGGACGATTGCCGGGTGTGTTGTCTCTCATCAGCACCGCGACCACTCGAAGTATCTGCTGGAGTATCAAAAATGCGGTATCAGGGTACTTGCTCTCGAAGATGTGTTCAACTCGTTCAGTCTGAAAAATCGCGTCTTCTGCAAGACTATTCAACCGATGCGTGGCTACATCGTGGGCGGCTTCAAAGTTTTTGCGCTCCCGGTGGCCCATGATGTGCCGTGTGTCGGATTTGTGATTGAACACGCCGAAATGGGCAAACTCCTTTTCATCACCGACACGATGATGTGTGAGTACCGAATTGCCGGGCTGAACCACATAATGCTCGAAGCGAATTACTCTGATGAAATTCTCGAAGCGAATATCAACTCCGGCTACATCTTGCCGTCTATGCGTGAACGCTTGCTCGAATCACACATGGAAATCAAGACTACCGAACAGATACTCCGCACAACTGACCTCTCAGCCGTGAATGACGTGGTATTGCTCCACCTATCGGGCCGAAATAGCAACGCTGAACAATTCCGCGCCCGAATCACGAAGACCGTAGGAAAGCCGGTTTATGTGGCTTCTCCGTCATTACGAATAGACATATCAAAAACTCCGTACTGATGAAGAACGTGCCAAATGATACCGTAGCGACCTTATGCCGCTGTCTGCCGCTGATTCTTGACAATCTCGATACAGATGCAATCCGCAAGAGTTTACGACTGGCGAACGCGGTCAGATTACTTAAACACGAAGTATTACCAAAACTTAATAAAATCAAAAATGAAAAAAGAGACTTACGCCCTGAATGAAGCTGTATCAGTATTCGACCAAAAGGGCATCATCACCGAAGTTGTAGATGAAACACGCAAACCGTATCTCTACGGCGTGACATTCAACGACACTCAGAAAACCTACACAATCGAAGCCGCTCACATCGAAGCGGAAGAAGACAACCGCCCCGTAACTGAGCGAATCAAGACCTTTGAGGACGCTTGTCGCGAACTTGGAGACGCACATCCATTCGTGCAGCACTACCGCACCTATGAAGCTCAGATGCACGGTAATCTCGTTGAGATGGATGACATCGCCGCTTACCTGAAAGCTCGCATCATCGTTGCAGCTCTCAATGAGGGTTGGACTCCGAAATTCGAGAAAGGCGAATGGCGTTATGCACCGTGGTTTCGCTTACTCACCAACGAGGAAATCGAAGAACTCGATGAAGACGAGAAACAAGATGTGTGCCGTGTTGTCGGCCGTTCATCGAACTACGCGAATGCGTATGGCGGTCTCGTTTGCTCGTACGCGCGCAGCGTTTCCACGTACTCGGGCACGCACTACGGCTCTCGGCTCGCCTTCAAGACAGCAGAACTCGCAAAATATGCCGGTAAACAATTCATCGAAATTTTCGTGGTGTTAGCTTTCTGATGAACGGTTGGATTAAGATAAGCCGGGAGTTGCCGGAGCATTGGATTTGGCGCGATGCTGACCGCTTGAAGTGGTGGTTGGACTTGCTATTTATGGCATCGTGGGACGATTCAAAGCAACTTGTCGGCTCTCGGCTTATCGAAATCAAACGCGGTCAGCTTGTTGCATCAATCTCGTATCTTGTGAAGCGTTGGGGCATCAATCACAATACCGTCATCGGTTTCTTGAAGACTCTGAAAGACGAGGGAATGATTACAAAGACCTCAGTCGCAAATGTGAGTATCATCACAATATGCAACTACGAAAAGCACCAAACAGCGGACAACCTTTCGGACAAGTTAAACGGCGAAATATCAGAAAGATGCGAAACAATGACAAGCACCACAGCAGACAACCTCGCGTACAGCCTAACGGATAACGTAGCGGACAGCCCAGCGGACACAATATTAAGAAATAAAGAAATAAAGAAGATTATAAATAAAAAAACAAACAAAAATTCGAGCGATGATTTTTCAGAGCTTGAAGAAGCGTTTGAAGTCTTCCGAAAAAGATACCCCGGCACTAAGCGAGGCCACAAAGTCGAGTTTGAGAATTTCAAAAAAAAGAATCCGGCAACGTGGCAAAGTATCATTCCGATGTTGCTTCCGGCAATCGAAAGGGAAATCAGACATCACGAAGAATCCGAAGCAGCTCGTGTCTTTGTTCCGGCATACGCGAATCTCGCAACTTGGATAAACCAATCTCGGTGGACGCTTGAATTTCCGACAATCGCATCAAGTCAGCAACCCAAACAATCGAATCAGGCCGAACAGATTCAGCAGACTAAAACCGATTACTCTGATGATGACTTCGGCGGCGCAGATTACTAAAACAACAACGCAATGGCAGACGAAATTCTCACTCCCGAAATAATCGCACAAGTCGAAGCCAAGCGCAAGCGTGAAGCAGAGGAAGCGGCGGCAATGTCGCTGCAACCGATAGTTAACCGCATCGTTGCTGACGCTCGCAGGGGTAAATCTTCATTTCCTGATATGAGAGACGAAGCTGTTTACAGCGCACATTCTCGCTTGTTGGTCTTTATCGCCAATCAATGCCTTGCCGGGCAGGGCCGCAAGTTCATAATCGATGAACACAACCGAGATGTGTTGAGATTCTTACTTCTCTATTTCAACAACTGCCCTCTTTGCGAGAGCGTGTTTCCTGAAAAGAGACACAAGATGCACAAACATATACTCCTGATGGGCGATGTTGGCACTGGCAAGACTCTGATGATGCAAATCTTCTCCGAGTACCTACGATACACGAATAACCCGAATTACTTTGTCAACGTCTCGGTTACTCAAATGGTGAATTACTACACGATTCACAACAACATAGACCGATACGTCTACAACGAAGAAGAAAGTCGCGGCTTTCAGAGTAAGCCGGTGAACCTTTGCCTGAATGACATCGGCGTAGATAACCGACCATTCTACGGCATCGACACCAACACGATAGTCAATGACTTTCTTCACGCCCGAAATGAGATTTGGACAATGACCGCTCCAGATCAGCGCAAATTTGCTCATCTCACAACGAATCTGAATAAACAAGACCTCTTGGAGAAGTTCAAAGACGGCTTCGGCCGACTTGCAGACCGATTCAAGACTTACAACATTCTCAAATTGACCGGCGAATCTCGCCGATAAAATAATCAACGCAATATGACAGAACCCAAAACAAAGAAATGCGAAGTCTGCGGAGCGAGAAAGCCGCTCTCGGACTTCTCAAAATCCTACAAAAACCGATGCAGAGCCTGCGTTGCCGCTGAAGCTCGTATGCACCGGGCATCAGAAGCCGAAGAATTAAACCGCATCAAGCCAAAACTTAAAGAGGGAGCGCATCGCATAGGCTCTCGTGTAGAAGTCTTCAAGAAAGCTCAAATCAAAGTTACCGGCGAAGTTGTTCAGGTCGTTCCGTGCGAATCTTTGAAATGTACCGTACCGGCGTTCAAAACTCTTGACGGTAGAATCATTCCTCATTCACTACTCCAATTCACGCCGGAGATTGATTGGGAGCAGCGCAGATATGAGATTGCGCGTGACGTAATGGCGTTACAACTCGCAGATGTACGGCTCTCTTGTAAAGATGAAATTGAGCGCGAATGTGTCAATGAGTTAATTTCCGAAGTTGCCAAAACGAGTGTGAAATGTGCAAGTCTTCTGATAGATGAACTCATCTTGTCTAAGACTCTCAAAGATGCACAAGATAAAGATTCATTATGAGATACGCACTTCGCAATCAAGATAAAATTGCCGCGCATTACGGCGAAGACTATCTGAAACAGCACCTAATCGCAAGTCTCAATGACTTCTTCAAAATGGTAGATGAAGACGCGATGAACGACTATTGGGTCATAAACACGAGCGAATATAAATATCCAATACTCCGCATCAATGACCTTGCAGATAGCAACGCAATGGTTGAGTTCGCAGTCGTAGGTCGGCAGTTCGATGTATTAAAACTTGCCTTTATGGGCCGAATGAAAGGATAATCACAATGGAATCATCAAACGCAATAACATTTCGTGAGCCAATGCAGCTCACAGCCGAGAATGTCGAGAGAGTCTTCAATGATTGTCTCGCTGAACAAAGAGAGGGCGCACAACTCATTCACGGCGTAATTCTGAAAGTGGCTTTTGACCGATCTAAGGTCTCGGCTAACCGCGAGAACATACTCTCGATGCTCTCTCTATTACCTGAACCATTCCAAGCCGACAGAGGCGGCGGTTGGAGCTTCCTTAACCTATGCGTCGACCATAACGAGCATCAATGGACCGGCTTTCATCAGACGTGCGACAAACTCGTGTGCCTGGGTCTCGCAATCGGCGCGGTCGAGTTCTGTTTTAAGCAGCGCGAGTTGTGGCAAGTATTCCCCGGTGGTATGCCGTACCTCACAATCAACTTGCAGAAAGGAGGTCAAGAATGAATCGAGTAATCAAATTCAGAGGCAAGCGCACTGATGACGGAAAATGGTTGTATGGAGACTTGATTCAAGACTCTGACAATAAAAAAGGGATATGGCCGATTGTCAGCACAAATTCAAACGGAATTGACGAGGTACACGCTGATACCGTAGGTCAATTCACAGGATTAAGAGACCTCAACGGCAATGAGATTTATGAGGGCGACATTGCCAAGTTTGATGATTCTCCGTATTGTGCCTATGCGACTCCGTATATGGGTGAGGTAGTTATGCGTCAAGGGACTTGGTGCATCAAGCATCAGACGATATTCGGAGATGTGTATCCAAGACTATTCCGTGATGATTTTGCAGACCACAAAACTGAGATACTTGGTAACATTTATGATAACCCCGAACTCTTAAAGCAATGAACAATCAACAGACATACGAGGACTTCCTCGCAACGAAGAAGACGCACGTCATCGAAAGTGGCTTTGAGGTCTCGGAGAATGACCTCTCGCCGTTCCTTTTCGACTTTCAGAAGTATTGCGTGCGCCGTATGCTGAAACTCGGTAGAGGCGCAATCTTCGCCGGTTGCGGTCAGGGCAAAACTCTGATGCAGCTCGAATGGGCCAAGCGAGTGTCAGAACGAGAAAATAAACCGGTGTTGATTCTCGCTCCGCTATCTGTCAGCAAACAGACAATCGCCGAGGGTGCAGATTTCGGCTACAAAGTGGACCGATATTCTGAGATGACAGAAGACACGCGAATCTGCATTACGAATTACGAGCAAGTCGAGAACATCGACAAATCACGATTCATCGGCGTAGTGCTTGATGAGTCTTCAATCCTGAAAAACTACACCGGCCATTACCGCAAGTTGCTGACTGAGTTTTTTGCCGACATACCGTACAAACTCTGTTGCACTGCCACTCCCTCACCTAATGACCTGAACGAAATCGGCAATCACTCTGAGTTCTTGAACGTGCTTGATTCTCAGGATATGCGCTCGAAGTGGTTTGTTAGAGAAGACGGAATGAATAACTATCGGCTCAAAGGACACGCCAAATCTGACTTCTACGGTTGGATAGCTTCCTGGGCTGTCTTATTCGAGAACCCGGCAGATATCGGATTCATTGAGACCGGCAAGAAGTTCGTATTGCCACAGCTGAATTACATTGAGCATCAGATTGAGACAAAGCCGCAAGACGGCTGTCTTTTCGCTCAAGGAATTGTCAATGCAACAAACTTCAATGCAGAACTCAGAAAGACCAAGACGGAACGCCTTGAACTCGCAGCAAAACTCGCAAGAGAGACCGAGGGGCAAGTTCTGATATGGGTCAAGCAGAATGAAGAAGGCGAAATCTTACGCCGTCTTCTGCCTGATGCTGTCGAAGTCAAGGGTAGCGACAAAGATTCAGACAAAGAACAACGCTTGCTCGACTTTGCGGCCGGCAAAATCCGAATCCTCATATCGAAAGCGAAGATATGTGGCTACGGTATGAACTTT